TACATGCTCAACAAAGATCCTGTCTCGTATCAGACAGCAGTTGACTTCGCTATCAGGAACGTCTAATGGCATTCGGTCTGGGTAAACTTCAGGTCATTGAATCTAAACTTGAAATTTATGAAGACCTATCAAAAGAGATGCTCGACAAACTTGAGCGAGCAGTCTCCACTATTTCAGAAAATAGCAATAAGATTGCTATAGTATTAGAGCGTCACGAATCTCGTCTTGATGAAAGCGAGCGTTCGGACGCTTTGATATTGAAAATTCTTGAAGAGATGAAAGAAGAACAGAAAGAAACTAAAGAAAAAATACACGACAGAATTTCTAAAATACAACACAAGGTAGAAGAAAATCAGAAGTATGCCTTGATAGCCGGTGCTGTCCTGAGCACCATTGTGACAATCGCACAACTGTTACCAATGTTCGGTTGGACCTTGACACCGGTTGATAAGACTGCTATGATTAGGGGAGTAGAGTCCCCTGTAAATGTCCTATCTTGATGATCAGTATATCCGGTTAGTATCATCACAACTAGATAAGTTCACCAAGAAAGCGGGAACGTATAACTTTCGTTGCCCCTACTGTGGCGACAGTAAGAAGCACAAGAATAAAGCACGGGGTTATCTCTTCAAGATGAAGAATGACTACGTATTTAAGTGCCACAACTGCGGCATGGGTAGGACGTTCACCAACTTCCTGAAAGATCAAAATGCTAATCTTCATGACAGATATGTCATGGAAAGATATCGTGAAGGTTTGACAGGAAGGGGATCACAAACACCTACACCTGAGTTTAAGAAGTATGTACGTATTTCTAAACCAAAACAAATAGATCTGGAAAAAGTTTCGGAACTAAATACTACACATCCAGCGAGGCAATACCTTACTGATAGAAAAATAGAAGACCTAGATAGATTTTATTACGCTCCGAAGTTTAAGGAGTGGACTAATCAACAACATAAAACGTTTGATAACTTACGACAAGATAGTCCACGGATTATAATCCCTCTCAAGGATAAAGACGGAACCATGTTTGGTTTCCAAGGTAGATCTCTTGCCCCCAAGGCAAAACTTAGATACATTACAGTAATGTTAGATAACGCCAAACCTAAAGTGTTTGGTTTAGAATCTCTTGACGAAACACAAGAAGTATATGTCACAGAAGGACCCTTTGACTCCACTTTCCTTCGGAACGCTATTGCTATGTGTGGTAGCGATGTTGACCTTAGCTGTTATGATTATAGATGGGTATTCGTCTACGACAACGAACCCAGGAGCAGGGAAATCGTCTCTAAAATATCTAAGACCATCGACCAAGGATTCAAGGTGGTGATTTTCCCCAAAACTGTAACCCAGAAAGACCTTAACGATATGGTATTAGCTGGACATGATGTACAAAAAATGGTAGAATCGAACACCTACCAAGGACTAGAAGCAAAACTTAAACTGAACGAATGGAAAAAAGTATGAGCACCGACAACATTAATGTTTCTAAGCGTGATGGTTCTATTGAACCGCTTGATCTAGATAAGATTCATAGGATGGTAGAAGAAGCCTGTAATGAACTTGCTGGTGTGTCTGCCTCACAAGTAGAAATGAACTCTGGTATTCAGTTTTATGATGGTATTACCACGAACGAGATTCAAGAGATTCTTGTCCGTTCTGCCAGTGACTTGATCTCTTTGGAAAATCCAAACTATCAGTTTGTTGCCGCTCGCTTGCTGTTGTTTGGATTACGTAAACAAGTATTCAGTAAGAATGTTTGGAGTGATGGTATGCCATCGCTCTATGATGTTGCTCTGTATAACGCCACAGTGCTGAAGGTGTATGATGAAGAGATTCTTGACAGGTATGAAGAGTCTGAGTGGAAGCAACTTAATAAACACTGTGATCATAATCGTGACTATTTGTTCGCTTATGCAGGTTTACGTCAAGTCTGTGATAAGTACCTCGTGCAGGATAGAAGCACTGGAGAGGTATACGAAACCCCTCAATATATGTACATGCTTGTTGCCATGACATTGTTTGCTGACTATCCTGTAGAAACAAGACTGTCCTACGTTAGGAAATACTACGATGCCATCTCCAAGTTCAAACTCTCGCTTCCCACACCTATCATGGGAGGGCTTAGAACTCCACTTCGACAATTTGCAAGCTGTGTTCTTATTGATGTTGATGACACCAAGCATAGCATCGCTCATAGCGACGTGGCTATTTTTGATTATGTTAGTGAACGCGCGGGAATCGGTTGTAACATGGGCAGAATCCGTGGGGTCGGAAGCAAAATCCGAGGCGGAGAAGTTACGAGTACAGGCATTATCCCTTTCCTCAAAAGAACTGAAGCAACTGTCAAATCATGTACTCAGAATGGCATTCGTGGTGGATCAGCAACTGTCCACTTCCCGATCTGGCACCAAGAAATAGAGGATATCATTGTACTTAAAAACAATAAAGGGACACAAGATAACAGAGTTCGTGGTCTTGACTACTCCATCCAAGTTAGCAAACTCTTCTACGAAAGATTCATCGCTGGCGAAGACATTTCTCTCTTCAGTCCACACGATGTTCCTGGCTTGTATGAGGCTTTCGGTACTCCTGGTTTTGATAAACTATATGAGGCTTATGAGTTCGATCCAGATGTTCCTCAAAAGAGAGTAAGTGCTCAATCATTGATCATGGATCTTTTACAGCAACGTTCTGAGACTGGTCGTATCTATATCATGAACATTGACCACTGTAATGAACACTCTTCCTTCAAAGACAAGATTAATATGAGTAATCTTTGTCAGGAGATCACACTTCCAACCACTCCTATTCAACATATTGATGATGAAGATGGTGAAATCGCTCTCTGTATTCTGTCCGCCATTAACGTTGGTAGACTGTATGACACTAGAGAACTACAAGAGTTGTGTGACCTTGCTGTTCGTGGTCTAGATGAGTTGATTGACTATCAAAACTACCCAGTAAAAGCAGCAGAAAAATCTACCAAGAATCGTCGTTCTCTTGGTATTGGTTTCATCGGATATGCTCACTTCCTTGCTAGATGTGACTCTAAGTATTGGGAAAGAGGTTCTTATGCCATGACCCACGAACTTGCTGAGTCGTTCCAATACTGGTTGCTACGTGCTTCTAATGAACTCGCCAAGGAAAAGGGTCCCTGTGGATACTTTAATCGTACAAAGTATGCCGATGGAATCCTCCCGATTGATACATATAAGAAGGACGTGGATGAAATCATCCCCACGGTAAAACTAAGACATGATTGGGAAACTCTTCGAGCTAACATTAAAGAGCACGGTTTACGGAACTCAACACTGTCCGCACAAATGCCTTCAGAAAGCAGTTCCGTTGTGTCAAATGCCACAAACGGAATCGAACCACCTAGAGATTACTTGTCCATTAAAAAATCAAAGAAAGGACCTCTTAAGCAAGTGGTTCCCCAGTATTCCACCCTAAAGAATCAGTATTCATTACTATGGAATATGCCTTCCAATGAAGGATATATCAAAAACATTGCTATTATTCAGAAGTTCTTTGACCAGGCAATCAGTGGCAACTGGTCTTACAATCCAGAGAACTATGAAGACAATCAAGTTCCTGTTTCTGTAATGGCAAACGACTTTCTTACCTCATACAAGTATGGTTGGAAGACATCTTACTACCAGAACACCTATGATTCTAAGAAGTTCGAGGAGATTACAGATGAAAGAGCAGCGGATGCTGCTGCTTTAGAACATGCCCTGACTGAAATGGGATATGGCGGATTCTCTATTGATATGGAAGACTGTGACGCCTGTAAAGTATAAGCACACCTAACGAGAAATAAATGACATCATCTTTTAGAGTTTTCGATAATCTTCCTTCTACTAAAGTGGAAGGAATGACAGTTTTTAACACCGACAAAGTGGATGCTACCAAACAACCTATGTTCTTTGGTGCTCCACTTGGAGTTCAACGGTATGATCAGTTTAAGTATCCTGTGTTTGCCAAACTTACTCAAACGCAACTAGGATACTTTTGGAGACCAGAAGAAGTTTCTCTTCAAAAAGATCGTGCTGACTACAAAAAGTTAAATGAAAATCAAAAACATATCTTCACGTCGAACCTCAAGTACCAGATCCTCTTGGACAGCGTACAAGGTCGTGGTCCTGGTATGGCTTTCATGCCTTACTGCTCTCTACCCGAGCTTGAGTCAGCGATGAATGCTTGGCAGTTTATGGAAATGATCCATTCACAGTCATATACTTATATTATCAAGAACGTTTTTCCTGATCCATCAGAAGTTCTGGATGCTATCATCGAAGACGATGCTATTTTAAGTAGAGCGGCTAGTGTCACCAAGGCATATGACGATTTTATTAAAGCAGCACATGAGTATGACACCGGAAATCAGTGGAAACACGCCTTAGAGGGCGTTCCAGCGGGTGTAGACACGCTGTATGATTTGAAAACCAAACTTTATCTTGCTGTTGCTAATGTCAACATCTTGGAAGGTATTAGATTCTATGTTTCTTTCGCTTGTTCGTTTGCTTTTGGTGAACTAAAACTTATGGAAGGCAATGCCAAGATTATTGGACTCATTGCCCGTGATGAATCACAGCATCTTGTCCTTACTCAGAACATTCTTAACAAATGGGCAGCGGGTGATGACCCTGACATGATGAACATTGCCAAAGAACAGGAACACAATGTCATTAAGATGTTTAAGCAATGTGTTGAGGAAGAAAAAGCATGGGCACATTACCTATTCAAAGATGGATCTATGATTGGTCTGAACGATAAACTTCTTTCTAAATACGTTGAATGGATTGCCAACCGTAGGATGAAAGCGATTGGTTTGAAACCTATTTTTGACGTTCCTCTTAGTAATAATCCTCTCCCCTGGACGGAGCATTGGTTATCTTCTAAAGGATTACAAGTAGCACCACAGGAAACGGAGGTAGAGAACTATGTTGTTGGCGGTATTAAGCAAGACATTAAGAAAGATACGTTCAGTGGTTTCAAACTATGATACCCGAGTGGAAGCGAGCAGCACTGGCGGATCCAGACCTACCAGAGAGGGATTGGCAACTGCTAAAACTGGGTCCGAGCAGTCTAGCAGAAGCTTTTATGATCCAAGCAATAAAATGGAAATACCAGATCCGTGGGATGACCCACTGAGTTGATATAAATACCCCCATGTGGGGTATTTTTTTTTATGAAAACTCAGTCTGCTAAGGCAAAGGGTCGAAGACTACAGCAGTGGGTCCGTGAGCGTCTTATAGAGGTGCTACAGGTCCATCCAGAAGACATTGAATCAAGGTCTATGGGTGCTGGTGGAGAAGATCTAATCATGGCTAGAGCAGCAAGAGAAAAGTTTCCACACTCTATTGAGTGTAAAAACGTAGAGAAGTTAAATGTCTGGGATGCTTATGACCAGGCATTAGCAAACTGTGGAAAATATGAACCCCTTCTTATTATGAAAAAGAACGGTAAGAAACCTCTTGCTGTAGTCGATGCTGATTATTTCATTAAACTATATGAATCTTCTACTGAGACCACTGAATGATATAAATGATCCTACCTGGAGTGTGATACTTAGTATCATACTGCTTCTGATTATGGTGGGGTTTGTAGTCTATTGGATTTTAAACTATGATTAAAAAAATTCTTGGTGTAATAGCAGCGATGTCGCTTGCTTCTCCTGCTGTAGCAAAAGACCCTACAGTGCTTTATTATAGTAACGAAGCGATGGGATGTATGATCCTACGGGAGTGTAAAGAGGATGTCGAAAAAGTCTATTCTATTGGAGACCTCATCAGTTATTATCCTGATTCTGATTTTTCTGCTATTGCTTCTGAGTTTAACCAACTCCTCGTTTCCCTTGATCAGATCGGAGTTGAAGTATTTTTAGGTCCGGCACATTATTTTCCTGCCATGACTCGTGGTTCCTATCATACGGTAACCAACAACTTCTACCTAAACAAAGCATTTATGCATCGTCCACACGTTCTTATGTCTGTAATGAGACATGAAGGATGGCACGCAGCACAAGATTGTATGGCAGGTAGCATCAAGAACTCTATGATTGCCATCATCAAACCAGAGGAAAGTGTTCCTCCTATCTGGCGTGAGATGGTGGAGAAGTCATACCCCAAGTCTGCTGTCCCCTGGGAAGCAGAAGCAACCTGGGCAGGTAAGACTGAGGGTATGACTCAGAAAGCATTACATGCTTGTGCTGCCGGTGAGATGTGGGAGGTTTACAAACCTACACCACTCACTCGTAAGTGGTTGGTTGAAGAGGGGTATATTACTAAATAGATATGGGTAAGTTTATACGTTCCATAATGGATAAGAAAGACCACGATGGCTTTCAGTGGTGGGACGAAGGTATGTCGGCAGTAGTCCGCCTTCTAATTTTATTATGGGCAGCCAGTATACTAACTCTAAACTATGTAACAATCCCCATTTTTCCTAAACAGGATAAGATTGATCCTACTTTTATTGCCTCTGTCTTTACAGGAACTTTAGCTACCTTTGGGGTGGTTGCTAGTAAGGATAAAAAGAAAAAGAAAGAGGATGACGACGATGCAAAATCTAGTTAACGTTATTGCTCTACTATCTGGACTGGTATCACTATCAGTTCTAGGTGGTGGGGCATATCTTTATGTCAATAAAGATGCTCTCATCGAAGATGCTAGAGCAAAGGCAACTGAAGCAATCACAGAAGCAGTCACAGAGGCACTTCCTGGTATGGTAGATGCTGCTATGCCAGAGATTCCAGCACCAGCAGAACTACCTAAATCAACTGGTGGTGTGTTGCCTTTCTGACAAAAAA